TATTGCGAACTACCACTTATACTGTTGGCTACGCCTGCGCCTCCATTTCCTCCGCCTGAGCCAGTACCACTTGCTCCAGCGGAGCCAGCGCCGCCACCACCTCCGGAAGCATCATTGGAAGTATTCCAGCCTCCACCATTGTTTCCCTGTCCTGCTGTACCTAGTCCAACTCTCCCTGCGCCGTCTCCCTGCGCTCCTCCTCCTGAGCCGCCATCAACGTTTGATGGTCCACCGCCAATTGCGGTCATTGAGTCAAAAACGGAGTTACTACCAGCGGCGTTACTAGCACCACCCGCGCCAACGGTAACGGAATATGCTTGTTGAATAATTGCATGAGTGGGATCATAAAGGACACCTCCAGCACCACCACCGCCATACGTAGGACCTACGATTCCCGGTCCGCCACCGCCTCCGCCTGCTACCACTAATACTTCTACTGTTGCTGCCATATTTTATGATACTCCTACACATCTCCATTTACTTGTTGCAGTGTTCCAAAGAAAAGCAACATCCAAACGGGTTGAAATTACTGTGGTACTTGGAAGCGTTACATTGCCACTAGATTCAAAAGAAGCTCCCCACGTAATTCCTCTTGCGGTTCCGTTATCAGTAATATTAATAATCAGAGAATCGCCATCTACCGGCGTGCCAGTTAGATTTGTAGTCATTGAAGTAATCGCCTGCGCAAGTCCGGTGATACTGGCAATATCCATATTGTCAGTATCAATGGCAGGAGTTGCGCTTTGTGTAACTGTTACTACTCTTCGTTTTATTCTTTTGTTTGAAAGTGTTTGTGTATCACTAACTCCGACAATTGAACTTCCGGGCAAAAGTCCGGTAATTGTCGCGATATTAGAAGCATTTGTGCCTATATTTGTTGTATTGGTTGCAATGTTTGAGGTATTGGTATTTACTGCGGCTTCAATATCTGTTAATGCCTTTTTAGTAACCGTATTTGCTACCTGATCTTCTTGTTGAATTGTGAGTACATTTGTTCCTTCACGGCTCCCAGATGTAATATCAGCTGTAATTTGATCACTTGTTATGCCTGTTACCCGGCAGATCATGGAATTATCCAGAAGCGCAGCGGCTTGACTTGCCGGCCAGATAGTTATTTGTTGTCCGGTAGAAAAACGTGCCCCATGTCCCGCAAGGACATCAAAAACAATGGTAGTGGAATTTTGACTGATAACAGTTTGTATGAGGGAGTATCCAAGATTGTTATGTGTATCAAACGACATACTGCTTAAAGTATAGTAGAGGCAATCTTATAATGTCAATGAAGGCTTATGATTTTGCAACGACAGTAGGAACAATAGTGTAAACAGGCAAAGTGCCTCCCGGAGTAAAGACTAAACGAATAAATCTACCAAAATTAGCAGATAATTTTTCGAAAAATACCCCTGTTGCTGTATTCATTTGTGTAAAAGTATCTCCTGAGTCTACCCAATTACCCGGTTTTGAAGGGATTGCAGGATCATAATTCGGAGAATATTGAATTTTACAATCAAGAGTAGGAGCTGTTCCTGTTTGTGCAGTCATATTGATAAAAGCTATTGCTTCAATGAATTCACGGACATCAATAGGGTCAGAAGTAACATTAGCTGTAGAAACTGTTGTAATAGGGTTTCCTCCCGAGGTGATATTAAGAATTACATTATCTCGAACATTCATAAGTTTATTGTTTCACAAGAGTCATAGAGTTGTCAACTAAAATTTTTCTAGTAATTTATTTGAAAAGGGAACCGTACCATTAACGGGAAAAGGAGGAATATATAAATTTTGTATCATTTGAAGCGTTCCAGAAACAGGTAAATAAATTCTTTGGGGCAAATTTTGTACCATAACTTGATGAACAGACCAAGGCATTACTAAATTATATCCTTTCGCTATCGCAGTTTCAATAAATTACTGAACAACTGGCGTATTAGCACCTAAAACTCCTTCTCCTACATTTCCCCCAAACTCAGTAAAAACTATTGGTTGGTTTGAAACTATAGTATTAACATTCCCTGTATCATCATATTGATGCCAGTCAAACATATCACAACAAGGATCAAGGTATGAGTCACCAGAATTACGTTGTCCTACTGAAAAATAATGAATAGGCGAAACTGCTTTTCCAGCATTATATACAGCGCTAAAAAACGCAAGCATTGTCGCATGAGATAAAGGGTTTCCTCCAGCTACAACACCTTCATTAAAATAATCCCATCCCCATATATTAGGGTTGTTCGCATATCGGGAAAAAAGAGTAGTATATTGTTTAATGTAATTATTCCATTGTGCTGAATTTTGCGTAGCTAACCAACTATATTGGAAAGTATAATAATTATCTTCCATGCACACATATGCTTTTAGTCCAAGTGAGGGGAAAATAACATTAATTAAAGTATCAAGATTGGCAAGGAATGTAGGGTTAAAGCTAACAAAACCATTACTGTCAGTTGTAATATAATTTGACATTGTAAGCCAAATGCGAACATATTTTACACCTGATTGCTGAAGTAATAGGAGTTGGTTATAAATATCAATTTCATCCCATTGAGAAGTAAATCCGAATTGATATCCTCCTCCAAAATTCCCTTGTGTTGCATTCCCTAAATGAGTAACTATCCAAGCAAAATTAAAACCTAGTGGCGTTGTTAATCCTAATGGGAGTGGTTTGATAAGTTTTAAAACTTGTTGTGCCATATTATAATTATAGCAACTTATCCTGTTTGAGGATTAGTAGTTTCTTTAGAAGGATTTTCAAACATATCATATAAAATACCTCTTACGAGTGAATTTGCCACTTTATCACTTCTTTCCTGAATAAAAGCAATTTCTTTAGGAGTCAAATTAACTTCATCAGATTCGTATACTTTTCTTGAGATAATATAACTTTGGGTTTTTTCTTCTGCTGTTTGTATTTCATTTTGCAATGAACCATTTAAAATATTTATAATTGCTTCTTGGAAAGTAAGAGGAATTTCAAATTTTGTTGCGCCCTTTTCTACATATTGTATAATTTCTTCTCCTTTATAGTCTTTTAAAACTAATCTTGTATTAAATCTCATAAATTAATTATAAAAAAAAACAAAAAGATTTGTCAAGGGGATTATGCTGCCGTAGCTACATTTGTCCATGTGCCCACAGTATCAGTAGCCACATATAATCTAGTTGAGATAGACGATCCATCACTCCTAAGATAAAGAGATCCTTTTACTGCTGCTGAAATACTCGGAGCACCAGAACCTGAATATACTAACGGCCCAGAAGCACCAATTTGAACAGCAGATGTTAACAATCCGCCTGCCGTAAGTGCCCCGTTAGTTCTAATTACGCCATTTACTGCCAATCCTCCGAGAGATGTCGTATTACCTATTGTAACTAATCCCGATGTCGTTGAAAGCGTATTGAATCCGAGCGTACCTGTTCCTTTACCATCTAATGTTATTGGTGTGTTTGCCCCGCTATCAGTAGCGATGATTGCGACTGCGACTCCTGTTGCTGCACCTGTAATAAGTAAGCCAGTAGCTTGTGATCCAGTACTTGCATTTACCGCTAAAACTGGGTTTGTAACGCCATTTGCTCCTATGGCTAAGGCTACCGCATTGGTAGAAGTAATAACTGTTTGGATATTTGCTGCTGTAATTGTTGCATTATTTGATGCATTTATATCTAAAGTATAGGAGGGAGAATAACCACCAATACCCACTCTTTGATTTATAGTATCAACGCTCATAGCGATACCAAGGTTTAATGTATTTGATATCTGGAATGCGTTTAAAGAATCTGTAAGTGGTCGTATTGTGACTTGACCCGTACTTCCTTTTGATCGTAACACGATACTTTCAGAAGCACCAGATGAAAGAGCAGTTAAAGTTACTCCGCCTCCTGCTGCATTACCAGTAATTTGTAATCCCGTAGCCTGAGATCCAACGTTTGTAACAACCTGAAGAACTGGATTTGTCGTACCATTCGGACCAACAACTAAAGCCGTCGCACTTGATACACTGACCGTAGTAGCCCCTGTAATTGTTCCACCCGTGAAAGTTCCTGCCCCACTTACCGTAAGAATTTGCCAATTAGAACCATCGGATACCATATTTGTTGTGGCATATTGAGAACTAAGAGAAACTGTGGCGGCTCCATCTATGGTTACGCCTGATGTTTCAAAGGGCTGTATAGTAACAGCGTTTCCACCACTATCTATCTTTTTAATCTTAAGATTAACATTTTTACCAGCGCCATTGACTTGAGGAAGAGTAACAGTAACTGCTCCAGCGGTTGCATCAACCAAAATTATATCTTCTGTACCAAGTACCTTATAATTCGCAGTAACAGTAATTATTCCTAAATGATTTGGGTTTGAGAGTTCCGCTCTTCGTATCATAGTATTTATTAGGAGTAAGGTTGTGGAAATGAACGCTAAGATCTATTTGTATAAGAACAGTTCTGTTAGACCTTTGCGGCGTTCATCCGCGACCTTAGCACCATAGACATAGAGAGATTTGTAGTTTTTACCAAAGTTTCCATACGCATCTTCAATACCATTTTCAGTAAGTCCCATTGCAAAAGTAATAGCGCTTCGATGTCCAGCCATAGAATGATAGCCATTAACATTATCTCCATTGACACGCGGCGATTTCCAGACAGCCAATCCTTGTACTTCTTTAACCTGTGCTTTTTTAACAACATCTTGATATGCCTGATCAACACCGCTTGGAATATATTCCGGAGCATCACGAAGTAATTCATGAATTGCCGGAGGAATGACACACCATCGTTCCTCATCCGGGATTTCATAATTATCAAGAATAGTTACGATTTGACCAAGCAAACCATAAATAGAAGATTTAGTTGCCTGTAATGGAGTATTTGCTTCAATCTGGAAAGCAGTTCCACCGGCAACTGTTCCTTGAGAATATGCACCAGCTCCCGTGTCATCAAGATCATCAACAAGTGTAATATGAGTAGCATCTGTATATGTTGCTACTCTACTCCAAACTGTTTGGCCGGTTGCTAAGAATCCGCGACCTACCATTGCAGCGGTAAATGTCGTTCCCACTCCAACAACTGCACCGGTTCCGGTTGTTACCGTAACATTTCCGGTTGTATATGGTACACCGATTCTGTTTCCTGCTTGTGCGCTTGTATATTTTCCAAGAACAAATTGATCAACCACTTTTTTAAGTTCATTTGCAACCTGTGCAAGAATTGTTCCTTCAGGAGATTTAATGTAAGATCGGAATTTGTCATAGGATTTAATTTGAAAGTAAAAATCTTTTGCCTGATCAGTAATTAACTGTGCATTACTTTCTGACAATTGGTCAGGAGAACCCATGTTAGCGCCAGTGTAATCGTGGGATTTAATAGCACCAAATGTCAAAACATTAAGAATAGATCCTTTATCGCGGATCTCTCCTTCATAATCTTGATTGGTTACTTTTTCAGATACGGAATTTGCGTAGTAAATAATGAGGGCTCGACTTGCAAATGCTTCTACTAATTTTGTTGGATATGATGCCATAGGTTTTTTGTAAGATCTCTTACTTTTATCTTACAAAATTAGCTTAGCAGTAAAATTACTATAACGTCAACTCTGCCGATTTCGTCACTTTATGCGTAGCACTTGACTTTTCGGTAGAGTAAAATTATAGTTTTAATGGTGGATGTTGTTTTATGGATAACCCTAGAAGCATCTGGACAAACGTGTAATGGGCCAGTAAGGGACACGATTTGAAATAAGGCTTAATCCTTCTACTTATCATAAGAAAGAGAAAGTATAATTTAGTTGAGATTCTATATGGTTTATAATGGGGTTTAAAATCTCCATTGTAACATGAAAAACAGAACGGAAGTTCTGTGGGTCAATAGATTATCTTAACGCTAGTATTCTATCCGAAAGGATTGCAAGGTATAAGTTGGAACATCCACTATTCTAGATGACTATAACCGATAAAAATCATATCCGTTTACTCTTTCATTTCTACCGGTACAATAAAGAAAGTATTGCAAAACTGTATGGCCTTTCTCCAACACGTATAAAACAAATTCTTGCAGAACAACAAAATGTAACTGCTACTCCACTGGACGAATGTTTTCTGTGTGGACTGGACGTTGCCAAACAATATTATATTGATGGCAATGAAGACAATAATAATCCTCAAAATAAAATTATGCTTTGTGAGCCTTGTATGCGGCGTTTAGTTCATATGCAAGCACGAAGACATGATGGGATTGCTAAATCTCTATATTGATCTTTCCAGCTTTTGCGAGGCGTGCATATTCTTTTGGATTTGATTTTCGAAGAGATGCTATATAATCTCCATCTGCCAAATTATTCTTTCGTTCCACTTTTTCGCCCCCAGTTTTAGTAAGCATAATGCTACCATTATTTGAGCGCTTAACCTTTGTCCCTCCTGTATCATGCAAGAAAGCTGATACAAGAACCGGCATTGCAACTCCCCTATGTGATTCACGCATTGCAAACTCCCGGAAAGCACTTTCTTTGCCAATAAGTGATTTGTCCTTTTGATCGCGTTCATTTTCATCGAGGAAAGTGTCAACTGACTTGCCCCATTCGTCAATATCTTTGACACCTTTCATTGCACCATCAACTGCCGATAGCTTTTGTTTGTTGACAAAATTCTCTTTGAACATATCCTTTTCGAATGTTGTCAACTCGTCCCATTGGTATCCTTTTGTTTCTGCTGCGGTTTGTAATTCCTGCTCTGTTGGCTCTTTGACTTCACCAACTTTACTAAATGCATCTGTCAATTGTTTATTGCGTGCATGAAGGATTGTTGCTTCTCTGCGTTGTGCGGCTAATCGTTCTGCATCATCAGGGGGTTCTTGAGTCTTTTTTTCTTTGGTGACTACTTTCTTTTTGGGTTCTCCGGTTTCCTCGTCTATTTCTTCTTCGTCAAGCTCATCATCGGTATCCTCATCTTCTTCTTTTTCACCTTTTTGAACAGAAGTTGCGCCGGCTCCTGCATCTTCCTCGTCTATTTCTTCCTCGTCATTTTCTGGATCGTCTTCTTCTTCGCCTATTTCTTCCTCGGATTCTAAGACTTCTTTAATGAGGTCATCATTCTTGTGAGGATTACGATTATCAAGTTGTGTTTTTACAGTTTTACTAGCCATATGTTTTGTGCTTGTCCTGCCAATTCAGGGTAAAGCCTATGCTAAAGTGTCCGGATTTACATCATACGGATTTGCGTTTGGTTGCGCCGGTGTTTCCGGAGCTGCCGGTTGTGCTCCATTTGGATCTGCCTGTTGATTTGCTGCTTGCTGGTTTGCGGAATCTGCCGGAGGAGCTGCCGGTTGTGCTCCATTTGGATCTGCCTGTTGATTTGCTGCTTGCTGGTTTGCGGAATCTGCCGGAGGAGTAGCCGGTTGTTGAGTCTGTTGGGTTTGTGTCGTTTGTTCTTTTTGTTTTTTGGGATCATTCCATTCTGTTTTTCCTTGAACTTTTACTCCATCTTGTTCTGCATCATCTGGCATATCGCCAGTGTCAATCAGAATTTCTTTATATGCTTCACGTTGAGCATAGTTAAGATAACTGCGTCTCGCATTTAAAACTTGAATATCATAATCGGTGAGTTCATGAATGTCTTTCATTAAAACATCTTCGAGGAGTTTGCGGTCTGATTCGTTTAAGTCATGAATACTATCCATATCTGAAGCATAGAGAATATATTGTTAGTTTGTCAAGTCCTAAAATAAAGGGAACACTCGCCCAGATGTGTCCCCTTTATTTATTATAGTTAACTATAAAATTAGTGTCCAAAGTTTTTAGCAAAGTTAGCTTCTTTGCGTTCGGATGGAGATTTGCTATGCATTGCTGCATTCAATTTTCCTTCCGGAATCTTTTTACCTTCTGGAACTCCTAATTTCCTATGAAGCAATCCCCGATGTGACGGCTGGATCATTACTGTACTTTTTTTTTTAGATTTTTTATCTTTCACTCCGCGTTCCTGATCCAACTTTATATCTTTTGGCGATCCTTCTTTAATGCCGGCTTTTCGATCAGCTCTTTCATCTTGGGCTGCTGTCCATTTCTTTTGCTTACTATTTTTCTTCAAGCCAACATTACTATTTTCTTGACTGTATGTTGCTTGACCTGCTTGCCTGACATTTGGAACTGTACGCTTTCCGGACTTAGGAACATCAATTCCATTTTTACCATGTGCTTTCATGGCTATTTTCTTCATCTGTTTATTATTCATTCCTGTTTTTATCATTTGTGCCATAAATTATTCACCCCCTTTGTGAGTACGTTTTATTAAATACCCGTACCCTCAGATTCACTTGCAGCTTGCGCAGCTGATTGATTTTGACTTGGAGTAGAAGGATTTGACTTACTGCTCTCATAATCATATTTTGTTCCCTGAACTTTAAATGGTTGCTGATGTTCCATCGCTGTTATACCACTTGTATCAACCAAACTATTTTGATCTGCCATTATACTCACCTCCTTTATTGATATTTTGCATAATATTTTTTCTTTTGCTTCCTGCTTAGTGTTGGTAGCATTGTTGCCGTTACTTTCCGGACCGTCTTTTCTGCCATTCTCGGATGCCTTGCATGAGTGTGCTCATGCACAATTGAGTCAAGAAGTTCGCCTCTCGCCGGACTTTTCTTAGCTTTCTTTTTATTGATTGAAATAGTACGTTTATCAAAATCAGTTTTTCCAAAAACTTTTAATTTATTATTTACCTTATGCTTATATCCTTTTATAGTTCTCATGAATTCATGATTTATGGATGCTGTTTATACTGCTCAAGTAATTGTCTTGCACGTTCCGGTTTATCAAAGAATGATTCAAAGAGTAAATAATTCATAAGACGCGCTTTGAGTCCGGTATTCTTTTCATCATTATTTGGTAATTTGGCAAGTTCATATTCAACTGATTGTCGCATTGCATGAACATGACGTTTAAAATCCTCCAATGAAATTGTGCCGCTTTCTTGAATCTTGAGCATCTTTTGATACTCATCACGTTCTACCGGTGTTAAATCGTCATAGTCTTTTATCCCCTGTTCTCTTGCGTGTGGAAATAATGATTGAAATAAATCATCCATATTATTGTTGTCCCGGAATTACCGGCGGCAATTGATTACCCGGTTGTTGCTGTCCGGGGCCCAATTGTTGTTGTCCATTCCCCGGTTGCTGTTGTGATGGAGGCAAATTAGCTTGTTTAAGCATGGCATCTCCGGATTGCGGGTTTGCTGCATTGACATCTTTGTAATTCATTACTTCTGTTGGTGGTTTTGTTTGCGCCAGTTGTGGAGTCTGTAACATTTGCTTGTCATATTTCAATGCTTCAACTATCTTTTCTGCGCTCATGTTAGCATTCTCCATGATCTTGAGTTTGTATTCTTCATCAACAATTGGATTATTAATCATGATAGAACGCGCTGCATTAAGCCATTGCAGGCTATTCATATCTTCTTCAATCTTTTCACTCTTTACTTTTACTTCACAGGTAAATCCGGTTTTCGTGATCCAATCTTTTGGCGTTATCTCACGGCTATACATTTTCTTTGTGAGCCGTCCTTTCTTATGGATCATGAGAGGATCTATCAAATGTGGCGCTGCTTCAATGAGTTTGACATATTTTTCACCGAAATCTTTCCATGATTCAGTATAATAAACTGACATTGCCTTGACGCGCTCCTGAGCATTAGCTAACAATAACTTGACTTCACCCAACGTAATAGCAGATTGTTCTTGCACTCCCTGTTGAAACGTAGTCGCCGCGCTTGCCTGTTCTGCAATGGATTTGATAAATTCCATTTCATTCATTGTTTCCCGGCCAATGTCCGGAATATCTACATGCATGAATTGATCTCCTAATGCTTTTTCACCGGCAGGAATTGGAAACCATGCAAACGGTTCCGGTGCATAGGTTTGTGGCCTAAATCCATCATCAGTTAAAGAAGAATTAAAGAAATTCATACCAAAATTACGTAGTGTCCGGTTCTCAACCATCTGGCTAAACCAAGCATTCATTATCTTATTTAGTGTCCGGAGAGTGTCAGCAACACTATCAGACCAGAAATCAGTACGTTCTGTTTCGTCAGCCCATGTAGAAAGAGGGTAATGATCCTGCCAGTAGTCATCTCGTGTTTCTCCAATAATGCCATCAAGCGGATATTGCAGTAATGCTTCGCGATCATCAGCCACAACACTATAAATTATCCGGTCTTTACCCAAAGAGCTATCATATACTTTTGTCAAATGCTCAACTAACTCAATATAGGTTTCACCAAGAATAGGATTCATCTGATCAACAACACCCATAGATAACAAACGTGCCTGCTTCTCGATATAGTCAAGCATATTATCGCTTGCATGCTTGAGTCCTTCCTCAGAAGAATAGTATGCCTGTAGCTTTGCGACTGCCCGTTTATCCCAACGCGGATTGATTGCAAGTGAAGAAAGCGGAACATAGTTATGTTGAATGATAAGAAAGCGTGCAGTATCTAAATCAGCAGGATCAGTATATCTATCAACTGCAATATCCTGTGGATCTTTTACTTCCCAATAAAAACGCCCATTCATTAAATTAAGATGTTTGAATGAGCGACCAAAGAGCAATACTTGCCGTTTATCAACAATATCTTTTAATATTGTCCGGGTAATAATTGATGATTGATGCCAATATTCATTGTAAAAAACTTCTGCCTGTTCATCATTATCAAGGTTTGTGAAATAAAGCATGGGAGCATCATCTATATCTTTGAGTAGTGTTTTGATGGAATATTTAATAAGAGGAATATTAACGGATTGTCGCTGGGTCAAGCGGTTCAGCTGTACTTTATCACGATACAATGTGTAATTATCGGTCCACTCGGTATGTCTACGCCGGCGATACCAGTAGGCACTCCACGCATTCTCTCGTAATTGATGTATGTCAGGAAATTTCATTATTAACCAATACCTTCAATGTACTTTGCAACTCCACCGAATGGCCGAACGCTTTCTTCTGCATTCTGAACTATATTATTAGTGTAGACACTAATATTCCTTTTTGCAAATGTCAAAGCAAGAGCATCAGCAACGTCCGGAGATTCTAATCCTCTTTTGATCATTCGTTCTTTTGGTTCAATCTGTGTTTTGTTACCTGTATTCTTTCTGTACCGTACATTTAATAAATCTTCCCAATCAGGATTTTTAACAAGCTGTGCGCCTTGTTTTATCCATGTCATAACGCCATATTCACCGGCAAACACTTCTGCTTTCTTGTTGAAAAACTTCTCACTGCCGGCTTTATCACCAAAATTAACAGCAATTACTTTAATACCTCGTTCCCAAAGAACTGACACAACCCCATGACCAACACCGGTATCATCAATGAATACAGCACGTGCCGGAATATTATATTGTTTCATAAATTGCTCAACGCGATCAGCGATCCGCACACTATTTGGTTCATGATTCTTTTCAAGAACCTGAGCCCAATTATCACCACGCAAAACAAATGCATTGTAGTTTCGTCCACCTCTTGCCACATCAACACCAAGCCTACGAAGTCCTACCGGTTCTAATTGCCGTTGTTGTGCAATTTGAATGTCAGCTTTGAGCAACAATGGCATATAGCCTTCTTCATCAACTGCATTTTCAGCAGGAAACTTACACTCATAAAGAATTGAGAAGAACGCTTCTTGCTTCATTTCTTCAATGGTTTCTTTTGTTATACGTCCATCCGCAATGCCACGATAACAGTCAACAACCATCTTGACGTAATGCGGATCAAAGAGACTACGCAGGAAATGATTACGCTTGAATGGATTACCAATTTTCACAAGAAAATTTTCGAATGGATCATCACCAAGCATACGCATGACAAGCGCGTGATCCTGATCACCAATCACGCCGGCTTCATCTTCCACAACATTCTTAGCACCTTTTCCCAAGGCATCTTTTGCCGATCCAATGGTAATCTCAGAAAGCAAGCGTTTTGTCGGATCCCGTTCTTCCGGATTGATAACAAATGTTAAATGAGCTTTACTCTTGTGCCGGCGGATTTCATCAATGGTTAATTTGTCTCCTTCGTCCGGAACAAATCGGTTTGTTGTGAATTGATTGTCAAAGATATGCTGCACAATATATTCCATGATAATTTGTGCTTTATCTTTCGTGCCGGCAACAATAGCCCATTTCTCCGGATAGATTGCAGCACGCGATAATACAGCAAGCGCAATCGTCAATGATTTACCCCAACGTGTGAAGTTCATAACATGCATTCTTGGATATTTCTTTGCATAAATACATTGAAATAAATAATCCTGTGCCGGTGAAAGTTGAATAGGCTGTCCCTTTTCATCACGATACAAAAGAGCAACCATTTTTTGCGTGGGGGTTAATTCCATATTACTTTTTTAATTCTTCAGCCATGTTACGCATTGCAGCTGCTATATCCTTGAGCTCTGTTGATTCAATCTTGCCGATAAAGTCTGTTTTCATAATCTTGGGGAAACCAGCGCGATCCAGAATGTCTTGAGCAATTCTAATTTGTTCCGGGGATAGATCATCTTCCAACAATCCCTCTGCAAGCATTCCTAGCGCGTTTGCAGCGGTCATACGAATACCTGTAGATACTTGATTGTATTCTTCTTGTTCTTCTTTTTCGATGTGTGAACGCCAGTAAACTAAAGCATCATGAAATCTACCTGATCTCTTAAACCATGCGCGAATACTGCCCTCTTGATACTCTCTACCGTATTTTTTCTTAATTAATTCAACAATCTTTCTATAGGGCATGAACTTAACACGCAAGCGTACAGCATATTTATAATGCTCATCTAATTTCTCATAAGGATTCAAAAGCATGTATTCTACTTTCTTTGTGGTTTTCTGTATTTCTTTTGAAGATAAAGGAAATGATTCTTCTAATAATTCAACTACAGAGGATGAATTCACTTTTTGTGTTACCGGAAATAATTGCTCTCCTATAGGTAGTGCAGCTGCCATATAAATTAAGTGTAATAGAAAAATCTAACGAACGCAATAATTACTTGGAGATAACGGTATGATGATAACCTCGACAACCGCGACACTCTAGTTTACCGACTGTATGACATTTACAAAAACATTCATTGCCGCCCTGTAAATGATCCGGATGACAATCAGAACAAACAATTATCCCCGGCTTTTCAACTCCATCCACACTGTAGGTGTCACCCGTATGTTGATGCTGATCGCTTACTATTGGAAATGATTCCTCAATAATACTCATTAATTTATATTTTCTCCCTCTTTTAATAAACCATCTCTTACTAATTGCTCCCGAATTGGCTTTATCATAAAATCACAAAAGATTACAAAATGATAATTGCAAAGATAATAAGACTTATTGCCTTCGCTTAAATTTGTCACAACGTACTGTGCACCCTTAGAACATTTGCCGCATCGTTGATTAGTGTAGTCATTCATATTATTTATAAAGTTTTACCCACCGCGATTGATTATAATACTTTCCATTTATATATGTATTCTTTTTATAAATACCAGTTAAAGAAAATCCCATCTTTTTTGTCAACTTTTCCATTGGTACATTATCTAAAGTATACAACTCTATGCCCTTAGCATTCCAGTTATTAAATGCGTATGTTTCAACAAATTTAAAAAGCTGCGTACCGATTCCCTTTTTTCGATAATTCTGAATAACATAAAACAGTCCTATGTAATTAAATCCCCTACAATCTCCTCCCGATACTTTTGCAAATCCCACCGGCTCATCATTTGCAAGAGCTACAAATGCACACTTATAATTATCTACATTAAACTCTGAATTATCAAATCCATATATCCCTAGTTGTTTTGAGATTTTATTTTTCTCTTTTAACAATAAATTATAAAAATATTTTGCATCATCCGGGATAGCAAATCGAAATGTAATTTTAAACGATGTATCATTCATCTTTCTTTTTTCATTGGCCTTAAATCGCATTCTACACCCTCCAATTTACCTAGTTTGTACTACTTTTGGTCATTTCTTCGATATATTTATCATATGCCTTATTGTTTGGATGACTTAACCGGATAGTATGTTCCATGTCTTGCAGCACTATCTTTTTTTGTTCCGGTGTCTCTTGCATAAATATTTCTTTTACTTTTGGAAAGTACATTTTTTCATGTATGCAAAAAGCAATTAATATTTTTGCCGTTTCATTATCCAAATCCGGATCGAGCTTTTTAACTATTTTATTTTTATTCATAGGGTAGTATTATTTCACTCCAATGCTTTGATAAAAACTGTTGTATTCCTTCTCCCGGTCTATACTCCGGATAGAATTTCATAAAATCTTCTTTTGCCTTTTGATAACTTTCTCTATTTATAATATTATCAAATGCTAAATATAATAGAGCAATGCTCGGTGATCGCGATTGTCCCTGATCACAACAAATAAATACTTTCTTGCCTTTTGCTAATGCCTGCGCAATAAATCCTATTGCAAAACGTACATTCTCCGGACCTTTATCTTGATAATTAAAATACTGCGCCGGACCATCTACCCAATTCAAAGAGAATAAATCCTCCTCCCGATGCAATACATAGCACCGGTGATCAGAAGGAGAAGCCTTTTCCCAATGGTGATATTGTTTATGATAAACCGATGAGAGATTAACAATAACTAAATTAGGAGAAAATACATCCGGTAATTCACTGACTTTTCCTACAATAAGATCTAACATTATTTGTTTCATTTACTTAATTCTTCCTCCAACTCTTCAATTTCTTTTTGATCATCATCCGCCATTATGTCATGATCGCTATCGTCAACGCTAAAAGCCCATATCCAATATCCAAGTAAAAATAAGCCAAATGCAATTAAAAGTAGTAGCAGCTGTATTGGTGTAAGTTTCATACTTCAAAAAAATAATAGTGCAGATATTTCTTTAAAAACAATTTCTTTTTTACTTTATACTCCGCTGTCTTTACTCCTTTTGAATCTTCAACTACCCAATATGTTTTTATATCTTCTCTAAAAGAAATATTCAAATACATAAAATCTGCAATATACGTTATTGGTTGAAACATTTGCCCATGATGAAAAAACTTCTCTTGCAAAACGAATTTAACTTGTCTTTCCAATTGGTTAATCTTGCCGGTTTTTTGTAATATCTGTAAAACTGCCCATCTATCCATTTCTGTCTTACTGTCAAAAACTGTTCCGTTTATATCTGTACGGTCCTCTTTTTCTGCCACATGATACTTATTAGTTTTTTCTTCCGGAAGCAAATAATCATTTACGGTTATCGGACCAAATTTCAATATTTTCGCCTGCGACTTCTCAATTGCCTTATCAAGTTTTTTATTTCCTGTTTGACCGTTTTGTATCACAATCATAGTCAGAGGGACATGAACTCTTCATAATTTCTGCTACATAAATTCACTGCCACATCCCTCTCGCTATTACTGCGATTGACCATTTCCGTTCGCGTTCGGATCAGCTGGCGCTGCCGGTTGTGCCGGTGCATTTCCACCTGGAGTAGCCGGAGCTGCTGCTTGATTAGCATTAGCGCCCGGTTGTGCCGGATTCGTTGACGGCGTAGCGCTTCCACCCGATGCCGGATCAGAAGGCTTTGCCGGAGTCGCACCCGCTTTATCTGCTAATTCTGCCGGGAATGGACTACCTGTTGCTTCAAGAGCTTTACCAAGCCACATCTTCGCTTCCTGCAACTTAGTTACAGAAATTGCTACTTCACGAGCTGCTACATTTACTTGTGGCATATCTTTTAAAGAGACAACTTTATTTGTTACCGCATCAATTTCTTTGCGGTAATCATGTAATATTCTTTGTAATTCTTCCATACAATTATCACCTCCTCTCAAAATAGATTCCTAACTGACTGCCGGATTCGCCGGCTGTGCCGACTTTGCTGGCTGTTTATCCGCTGCCTGTAAACAAGCTTCTACCAATGCGCGTACATCGGTAATATGACAACTTGCGTGTACGTGACCAGTTGGACTATGATTACAAAATTTAGCAGCAAAAGCGCTTATTGCTTGTTGTTGTGCTTGATTAAGTTCCATAAAAATCATCTCCTTTCAATTATTAATTTTTTTACCGTACAAATCTCCACCTTCATCTATAAATTTACCAAGTAACCGTTTTGCATTATCAATCATTGTCTGCACTTCTTTTGCGGTATAACAAACGACAATACAGCAAACCTTTTTACCAAGTCCGGATTCTATGATAATATTATCTATTTCCATTTGATCAAGTACTACATTTTTAAACATGATGCGTCCCCCTAGTTCTATACTCTTTTGCGTATCTATTGGAATAATGACATAATTGTCTGCATCTCTAATATATCCCTCTGGTATTTTTTTTAATTTAGATACACTCATGGTAAATATATAATTTGCGCCGGTACAAATCCCATCCGGTATGCTTCCTGTGCAATTGTCGTAAAAGATTCATCGCTTAATAATTGATCTTGTAATTCCATATTCTGATAGTGCATCTGTATTATTCTACTCTTTAAAGCTGCAAGAGTTGGCCCCTGTTCGCTTAATGAAAGCTCTAAGTCTAATTTTATACCAAAAAGGATAAGAATTACTAGCATTGCAGCAATTATGGTAATCTTCATCCGGTAATAAGTTATTTGCAATTCCATTAAACAATCCTCACATTTTCACATTTACCAAAATTACCCATAAATATACGAAAAATTGTCCGGCATAAATACTTCTTACCCTTAACCAAAGTACGCCACCGATTACCGCCGCAAACTTCACATGGTTTTATTTCTTTTTTATTCATAGGATCTCCCAACAAAAATACCAATTAATTAATTTTATAAGTAAATTTTTCATCTGTACATCTCTTTTGCCACTTCAGATACAGCATACGTCTTTCTTCCTAACGCATATCGAAAAGCACATAATAAAATATATTCATCAACTAAAATTCTCATAGCAACTTCCCTTCGTTTATATTGTAATAAGTCTTTCCACCATCCTCTGAGAAACAAGTTGAATTTCTCCTGTTCTGCCATCCAGGTTTACCCCCTTGCATATCAGATATGTCCATCCACTCATCAGGATTATCAGTC